CTGGGGGCGATTGATCACGAAAAGCAAAAGAAGAAATACCAGGGGCGCGCGCGCGATCTTTACGTATGGGATGAAGTCACACAGTTCCCGCGTGAATGGGTGCAATTTATCAGTGGATGGAGGCGCACCACCGATCCTGATCAGCGTACACGGGTGCTATTGTTAGGAAATCCACCCACCGATCCCGAAGGGAACTGGATTGTAGAGGAGTTCGCGCCCTGGTTAGACGAACAGCATCCCTACCCGGCAGAACCGGGCGAGTTGCGCTGGTTTGCGATGATTGACCGGGAATCCGTCGAGGTGGGCGGCCCTGAACCGATAGAGTATAAGGGCAAGATAATTAATCCGATTTCGCGCACGTTTATTCCGGCGTATCTGAGTGAAAACCCATTTTATCGGGATACAGACTACGAAACAGTATTACAGAACTTGCCTGGGGTATTACCTGAAATCTTGCTGGAAGGCAAGTTTAACGTTCAAACGCTAGATAATGCATGGCAAGCGATCCCAACGGCGTGGGTTGACGCGGCAATGGACAGGGGTAGAAATGGGCAGCGCCCCGATGTGGCATTGCGCGCGGTGGGGCTTGACGTATCGCGCGGCGGGGATGACGAGACAGTAGCAGCCAAGTTGTATCATGAGTGGTTTGAATTGCACTCGTGGCCGGGCAAGACAATCACAGACGGGCCAATGGCGGCAGATAAGGCATTACTGGCCTGTATTGACGATACACCAGCACCGTTTTATGTGGATGTGATTGGCGTGGGATCATCGGCTTATGACAGTTTGAAAGCAGTAGCGAGGGCGATCCCGGTAAATGTTGGGGCAGGGAGTAATGCAAGGGATAAAACCTATAAGTTTGGGTTTGCGAACTTGCGTGCGCAACTGTTATGGAAGTTTCGCGAGGCGCTCGATCCGCAGAGTGAACACGCAATCGCCTTGCCACCAGATCGCCAATTGAAAGTTGATCTCTGCGCACCGAGGTATAAGATTTTGAAAAACGGTATTCAGATCGAAAGCAAAGAGGATATTAAAAAGCGCATCGGTAGATCGCCAGACAAGGGTGACGCCGTATTGCTGGCGTGGTTTGACACTCAGCGCGCGGGATTAATGGCATGACGACTGTCGCACAACGCATCAAAGCAGCAGTAGTTGGATTACGCACCGGAAGGTCGCTTACGTCATCCGAGTACAAGATGGCGCGGCGCGCGGGTGCAGGAAATGTGCAGCTTTGGCCCGACTACCGCAACAAACAGCCGCTATGGTCATTGACGGATATTCAATCCTTCATTGACTATGGCTTTAACATCAATTCCGTGATCTATGCGGCGTGTATGTATCGCGCTGATGCGGTCAACACAGCCTATTTGCGGGCGTATAGCGGCACACCGGCTGATCCCGTGCTCTTGCCGCCAACCGATCCGCTATCGAAGCTGCTGCAACGCCCGAACTCATTCCAGAGTTCACACGAGTTTCACGCGCTGAACAGCGTGTTCTTTGCGATAGCCGGTCAGTCGTTTGTATGGTTCAAACGGTCAAGCGCCAATGAGACACCCGAAGAGATGTTTACCCTGCGGCCCGATTGGGTCAAGATCGTACCCTACGCCGACGACAGCGGCCCAGGCGTTGATTATGTGTACTGGCCCGCTGGCAGCCAAAGCAAAGCAACGGCCATGTTTGCTGAGGACGTAATGCACATCAAGCGCCCCAACCCCGGCGATCCTTTGATGGGCGCGGGGTATGGGTTCTCGCCACTGGGACCGGCAGCGCAGAGTGCGAACGTTGATAACGACGTGACGCGGTTCCTGAAGATATTTTTTCAGTCAGGCGCGATGTTCCAGAACGCGATTTCATTCGAGGGGCAGCACGATCCTAATGCACTCGCTGAAGTACGCGAAAAGCTAAAAAACACTTACGGCGGGGTTGACAACTGGAATGAGTGGGGTGTGTTTGACAGCAGCGCCAAAATTACACGGGTTAGCCCGACGTTTGAAGAAATGGGTTTCGGGGAGATAGACAGCCGTAGTGAGGCGCGCATTTTGATGGCGCTAGGCGTGGCGCCGAGTTTGATTGGATCGCGGTATGGCCTGGAACGCAGCACATTTTCAAATTACGAGGAGGCGCGCCGCTCATTTTGGGAAGATCGGCTATTGCCCGAACTTAGAATGTTTGAAAGCGAAGCGCAGCACTTTTTGAACAATGGAACTAAGTTTGTTCAGTACGACCTGAGCGATGTTCCTGCGTTGCAGCGCAATGCGCCCGAACTTGCCACTGCCGCCAAGACGCTGATGGATATGGGCGTGCCGCCGCGCATAGCATTTGACACGGTGGGCCTCAACGTTGCTGCTTATGAGGGTGATATGGAGCGCTACGTTAACGTGGGCGGAGGCACATTCATGACGCCCGTCGATGTGGCCCCGACAGCCGATGAAGCAACGGAAATCGAAGAGGGCACAGCGCCCGAAGATGTGGAGGCGGGGGAAAAGGCGCGACAAACAAAAGCCTATGACGCCGCCGCCATGCAGCGCAAAGTCGATACGCTGGCGACGGACTGGGAAGCCCGCTTTGGCGATGAGGCGAACGTACAATTTGCCAATGAACTGCGCACCATTAGCGCAATGCTGAACGAAACGCAAAAGGCCGCGTACCGCCAAAAGGCAACACCGAACTGGACCGTTCTGATGAAGACGATTGTGGAATGGTACGAAGAAGTGCAGCCGGAAGTATGGCGCGAGGCGTTTGTGCCGCTTATCAACGGCACGATGGGCGAGGCGGGCGCAGAGTGGGCGGCGACGTTGGGCGTAACGTGGGACGTGCGCAATCTTGCGGGCGAGGCGTGGTTTCAGGACTACATGCTACAGTTCGCCAGCCCGATCACAGAAAACAGCAGCGAGATGGTGCAAGCGGTACTGGCGCAGGCGCAGGCCGAAGGCTGGTCAATCCCGCAAACGGAAAAGCGGCTTGGCGAAGTGTTTGAACAGTGGATGCAAGGTGATTTGAGCGCAGAGGATTTCGAGTGGTTTGAAGAGCGGATGCCAGCATACCGGCGGGAAAGCCTGGCCCGAACAGAAACGATCCGGGCAGCGAATGCCGGAACGCTGAACCTCGGCAAAAGCTGGGGCGCATCCCGCAAGTTCTGGATTGGCACATTCGATGATCGCACTAGAGATGATCACATTATAGCAAGAGACAAATACACGGAAGAGGGCGCTATATCAATTGACAAGCCCTTCATCGTTGGTGGTAATGAAATGAACGCGCCGGGCGATCCAAGCGCACCGGCTGAGCAGGTTGTGCAGTGTCGCTGTGCGCTTGGGCTGTTGATGGACTAAGGATAAACACATGACAAACTATGACATTCTAAAGATTGCTGACGGCGTGGTCGAGATTGTAGATCAGCAGCGCGACGCAGGCATTGCACAACAGCACGCTATCGCGCAGAGCCGGATCGTGGACGCGGTATTCGCCGTGCAGCGACAGGGCTTCGGTGATCCGCTGTATTTCGTTTGGCGTGGCGCTATTCATAGCAGCCTCGAAACGATCCGGCGAATAAGTATGCCGAATGTACCCCCGGTGTTAGTGCTGGAACCGCCTAAACCGGAAGTCGAGAGTACACCGATAGCCGCGCCAAAACCGGAAGCGGAAACCGAGCAAGTTGTGCCAGACGAAAAGCCCGAAGGATCAACGGGTAGTACTCGCCCACCAAAGAAGTCCCGCCCGCGCGCGCGTAAGCAGCCGGAAGAAACGAAGCTAGCGACGGAAGCCGAACAACCCGAAGGGTCGCTGGGGCCGGAGCCGCATATTATGAACCCGCCGAAATCGACCGAAACAAAGAAGCGCATCCACAAGGCCAGCGAGACTAAGGCCATGCCGGGCGCGATTATCAGCGCCGACGACGAAACTGGCATCGTGCGCGCGGTGGTTTCAGTGTTTGGTATTGTGGATGACGGCGACGACATTATACATCCAGGTGCATTCACGAAGACGATTGTGGAGCACGGCAGTCGTATTCGTGTCTTGAATAGTCACAACAACCGGGATGGATTGAATGTTATCGGCAAGGCACTCGCCATGCGGGAAGTTGGGCGCAATGAATTGCCGCTTGAGATTTTGAACGCGCACCCGGAGGCTACCGGGGGGCTAGAAACCGAAACCCAATTTCTGATTAATACGCCCGAAGGCCGGGGAATATATGATCGCATTAAAGCCGGGGCGCTCAATGAGTGGAGCATCGGCTTCGACGCGGTAGACACCGACAACTCA